TGCACTCCATGTGTTAGCCGTGCTCAACAGGGGGATCTTTTCACCGCTTGTGCCAAGTTCTCTTAAACCAAGGTTTAGGATTGAAATGATGACGCAGGAAACTTTTTATAAAGCGTGGAAACAGCAACATCATAGATGATTGCAACCTGCTTACGGGGGATGCCATTCTCCAGCAATCGACGCATTTGCTGCCATGTTTCTTCCGGGTATTTAGGTCTGCGGCCTCCTATTCGACCTTCTGCGCGAGCTGCATCAAGTCCAGCGCGTGTACGTTCAACGATAAGCTCGCGTTCCATTTCTGCCAGTGCCCCCATTACGTGAAAGAAAAAGCGCCCCATTGGTGTACTGGTGTCGATGGAGTCAGTGAGACTCCGGAAGTTAATTCCTCTGTCACGTAGCTCTTCCACCAGCACAACCAAGTGACGCATGCTGCGCCCAAGGCGATCTAACTTCCATACGATCAGGGTGTCACCTCTGGAAAGCATACGCAAAACCTTTTTTAGCCCTGGGCGTTCAGCCTTTTTGCCGCTCGCCTTATCCTCAAAAATTAGCTCACATCCTGCGCTTTCAAGAGCGTTTCGTTGTAAAGCAGTGTTTTGTTCATTTGTTGATACGCGTACATAGCCTATTAGCATATTTTCTGCTCACTATCGTTATTTATAGCAAGCTGCGGATTTTAATTAACAAAAAACCAGTATGTGTGGAAATCACAAAGTACATACCGTTTCCCAATGAGATTTAATTCACTATTGAGGAAATAGTTATGTTTGATTTCACAATAATGCTCCTCTCCATCCTTGGCGGGGTGCATTCGTTTCTGAATGGGGTTCGTGAAAAACGTTACGAAGCGTCATGCAGGCAATTGATGGCCGAGTGTATTGCTGCCGTACTTGCAGGCTTTATAGGCATGTATTTCGCGGAATATAAGGGTATGGATGAAAGTCTTCAGAATTGCGTGACTATTATTTGCAGCATCAATAACAGGCTCATTCTTGAAAAGTTACAAAGGATTATCGATTCGTACCTCAGTAGAAATGCCTCTTAAGCAACAAATGACCGGTTGAGAAGTTACTTTGCATACCATTACCTCCTGACAACGTAGGAGGGAACTTGTGCTTGACACACAGGAATTAGCTCCAGTTGCTATTGCGCTCCTGCTTTCAGTAATTGGTGGGATAGGCACGTTCCTGATGGATGTCCGAGACGGTCGCCAGTCTGGCAATTTGTTGGGATTGGTTACGGAGATCTGTGTTGCAGTGACAGCTGGCGCGGTGGCGTACCTATTGGGGCAACATGAGGGCTGGGAGTTATCAATTACGTACTTAATGGTAACGATAGCCAGCAATAACGGTCATGAGGTGATTTCAGGGATGAAACGAGTGAATATCGATAGCATTCTGAATGTTCTTACAAGTTTGGTGAAAAAGGGAGGCGGGAAATGATTGGCTGGGGTGTATGCGCTCTTGCGGCAGCCTTAGCTGATCGCTATTTGCTAAAACGCAAGGACATCACGAATTTAGAGCTTGGTGATGTGGAAATTAAACCGGGATTTATCCGGGTGCCGTTCAAATATCGGTCTAAATTCCCGTTTTTGCGCGGTGCAACGGTCAGATATTGGATCCGTGATGTTCAGAAGCCGACGACAGTGATTGAAGGCGAACAACGTTGCCTGACGTCGGCTGAACAGGGCGAAAACAGTGAATGGTTGTACATACCCACTGAATATATGGGTAAAGGAGAACGACTGTGGCATTTCAACGTCATGGTTACGCACGGCGACTCGTTCATTAACCCGTTGTATCGGATTTTCCCTGTTACTCAGCAAATCCGCAGAAGTTACGTAATAAATCTCGCACAGGATGTGTCAGATGACGAAAAATAAGTATGCAACGGTCGATTTTGGCCAGGTTAATGAAAAGGGGCTGAAATCCCTTATCGCGGCGATCAATAAAACCGGTGTTACGGTAATTGAGGTTGACTCCAGCAACCGCGCAACAACGAAAGATGGCGTTAAAGTTAAAACCGCAAAGCTGGTTCTTAACGACGGACAAATTCTTGCCATACAGGTAAACGATACTGGTGATATATCGTCTGTGAAACTGAATGGAAAAGCTATTCCTAATGCTCAATCGCCAGATATCAAGACGCTTGGTACCGTCATGGGGCAAGCGGCCCACAAAAACGCTGCAAAATTCCAGAAATCACTGATCGCCAAAGCTAAACGTGTTGCCAATCCGGTAGACAAGAAACCGGCAGTTAAATCCAACTTTCAGCGCCTGCAAGAGGCAAAACAGCGGAATGCTCAGGTGGTTGCCGCTTATAAATCCGCGCAGAACTCGGTGTCTTTCAATCAACAGCAGATCACTGATTTGCGGGCGAAGCTGGATAAGGAGACAGGTCGACTCAATAACGAAAAGGCCAGGAATGGCGAACTCAAACGCCGTCTTAAGCAACTGAAAGCAGGAAATTAACATGGAACAGTTCAATATCAATAAAGGGGTGACGATTAAGCCGGGGCTTGACGTGCTTCCCCCGCCGGTGACTGATGATGAATATCGCGCATTAATGGCCGGTGAGGACCGCTATCTGATGACGGAATCCAACACCATGGAGGAAATCGAGGCTACGTTCTTCTATGACACGCCGATCCACTGGTGTACTACGGATTTACTGGAGGCGATTAGTTCTACTCGTTTGCAGTTACACCGGACCATGCAGGCATTTGTCCGGGCATTGAACCAGAAGCTTAATGGTACCGGAATCTCTGCGGGGAGTGATAAAACGGGGGATGTGGCCCAGAGCGGCACGCGAGCGATCGGCGGTGCTGAAATTGGCCGGGCACGTAACGTTAACGGGCTGCCGGTCCTGCCAGCCATTATTCCGCTCAGTGATGGTCAGACTATCAGCATTCTGTTTCATAGCCTGACAGCGGAAAACCGGATCACCAATAGCGATACGCTGGTTGCTTTCCAGTTCTTACTGAATAAAAAAGACGTTACTCACACCGTTGCTCCGATGAGTGGACGTGATATGACGCTGGCACAGGTCACCATGAAACTTGCCAACCTTGCAGAGAAAAACTCGGCAAAATTCCAGCGTGCGCAGAAGAAGAAAAAAGCTCTTGTTGATGAAATAACCCAACTACAGGCTGACAGTGACCAGAAAGAGGATGCCATGAGCGACCTCGCGGATCAGGTGGCAGCGGTAGAAGGGCTGAAGGCAGATCTGGAGCAGAAAATTAACGCTGTTGCATCGGAAGCGGATTCTCTTTATGAAGAGAATGAGCGTTTGCAGACGGAGATTGATCAGCTCAATCGCACAGGTGGGCGCGATACCATTGCTCCAGCGGGGATGACTGGTGGGCACTCGCGCGCGCTGACGGATCGCCTTGCCAGTATCAAAAATCGTATGCATATGAACGGGGAAGTGACGCTCAGTAATGGTGCATCAATGAAGCAATTCATTGAGGACGGCGAAGGGTATATCCAGTTAACCGATTCGGATGGCAGCGTGTACATGATCAAGGCTAAATCCATACAGGGTGTGGACATGGCAGATGCGATCGGCAAGCTGTTTAAAGCCTATAAAGCGGGTAATGTATCGGAATATCTGGTCCAGCCAGAAGAACATAAACCAGAAAACGTCGAACCTGAACCAGCGGAGGATACCGGTAGCTCTTCGCCTGAACCAGAAGTCTCTGTAGGTGCATATCGATATGCCCTGCAAATGCGTCCGGCAGCCCCTGGCGCAATACCTGAAGGTAACAAAGCGATTCTGCCGCGCCCAGATGAAGGTGACCCGTATTATGAATATGCACGCTACGGCATTGCTACTTACGATACCCCGCTTTCTGATCAGCAAATGAGTGAGTACGACCTGAAGTTATTGCCTCGCGAGGATTCTTTCGACTTCCTGGCGAAGACACTTACTAATGGTCCGTTTGGCAAATATGCACAAAAAGCTCTGGAGCTGGCCACCAGCTCACCAGACGAGTTCCGCGTAATGCTGAAAACTCAGTTTCAAAAAACTTTCCCCAATATTGCGTTTCCTGGGGGCGCAGGCACCGAGAAAATGGTGCAGAGCATGATCAATGCATTGCAGGCCGAAGTCGGTGAGATTACTCAACCAGAACCGGCCCCGGAACCGGCTGATGAAAAGGTTAGCGAAGCAGATGCAGAGGCTAATAAAGCCATTGAATATCTCAATAACGTGATGGATATGCAAAGCACTGACATGGCGGAGATCCGCAACGCCAGGGGCAATGTCAGGGAAGCGATTGCTGCCCTTCAGGCTGCCGGACGTTTTGATGAAAACGAAGAGCTGGTTAACGGCGCAGCTCGCCACCTGGCTGATCTGCTGGTAGCAATCCAGAAAGCGGGAGTAGCGGCATGACACTATCAGCTATTGAGTTAATGGACCTCAGCGATAAGTTGGATGCTCTGATGTCCAAAGCTGCTACCGCGAGTGGCATGGAGTTGCTGGATATCAGCGATGAAATTGACCAGATCATGCAACAGATGGGGTACGGCGCGTCCGGCGGCGGTAATGGCGAGGAAAAACAACCTTCGGTACATGATGGTATACCAAAACTGGTTGCTGATTTCCTGGCTGATAAATTCGTCGATCAGAGCACCGATGCATTTATCGGTACGTTGCAGGACTTAAGTCAATATGTTGGCACATACATCGACCTGGACCAGGTTAAACAGCACACGGCGGTATGGATAGCCGCCAACATTAAAGAGGCAGCATAAGGCGTAACAGGGATGAGTTTAAACGATCAGATAGTTATGACCACCAGCAGCGGATACAACGGTGTTGCGCCATATACCAGCTTGTTATTACATCGGGCATCCGGCATCAAAGATATTATTCACCTGATCCGGCTGCTTTCCCGCACAGATCCCCAGGATGAACAGCTGGTACAAGTGCTTGCGCATTTTGTCCGAATCCCTGTTGCAGACGTGAAAAAATGGTGTCGATTATTCGGTATCAGCAATTCGTTACTTCGCGGATTGTTAAATCACGCATCCTCCCTTGGGCGAGACGGCTTTGATGAGATAGCGCAGGCGATAAAAAACGGAGATATGCCACCAGCTATTGACTGGTTTTCCATTCGCCCAACCAGGGTGAAAGCATTCCTTAGCGCGGCGCAATCAGCATCACCATTGGCAGAAATGGTTCAGAGGTTGTCGCTCATATTCACAGATCATACCGCGTTTGGTGATCTGGCTCTGGACGAGATGAAAGAAGCCGCCATTCAGTGGGCCGATCAACAAAATGAGGTTAACTCTGACTTCTTGCCAGCATTCAGGAAGGCCGTTAGTAAAGCGGATGATGCCCGTGGAATTATGAAGGCATTTAAGGCATTGCAAAGTCGGGTTAATAAACATGCCGGTGATATCGATGGGGTAACGGCGGAAGGCCGGGATATCCTGAAAGAGCACGGCATAACGCCAGAATTTATTGATGAGATCAGGACGGATATGCAGCGTGAGGTCGTATCGTCTCTGCAAATCGTAGCCAGGGCGTTGGCGGATGCTAATCCGAAGAGTGCGGCCATTGTTAACCGGGTTATTGGTGATATTGAAGCATCTGAGGGCATGGGGGCACTGAAACTCTTCCTTTCGCGAGCGTTTAATCCTAACGGCAATATTCTTCCCGGCATTATTGGTGAGGCTAAAAAGTATGTCAGTGAAGAAGAACTTGAGCAGCTTGACCAACTACTTAAGCGATTCTCATATAACCCGCAGACACGCTGGCAAATGAATCAGCGAGGTATGGGTTTGGTCCACGAGAAAGTGTTATCTGCCATGAACAGTGCGATCGCAAACTCATCTGTATCTGAAGAAAAAGCTCTTGAGTGGGCCGACTCTTTTATCACGGAAGAAGTGGAAGAAGCCCGCGCTGGACAGAATGGTGGGATAGACCTGCGCAAGGAACTTGCTGATATTTATCGCCTGAGCGGCGGGAAAATATCGACCTTATCAAAGGTAGTTCACCACCAGGGAAGGGCATATGCAAATCTAAATGGTGTTGTTGCTGTCAATTTGAACGATGAAAATGCAAGTGCACTGTGGCACGAGCTGGGTCATCATCTTGAGTACAGTAACCCTGGTTTGTTAGAGAAAGCCCGGTCATTCCTGAAGGCCAATGTTGAAGGGGATAAACCATCTTTCGTTAATATCGGTGGGCGTGGCAAGCCTGAATGGTGCTTCAGATCTCAATTGAGTAATATTTATATGGCGAAGGTATACCCGCCAGTCTCAGTAAGTAACACCGGGAAAATTCGGCAGAAATCACCGACTATTTCCAAAACGTCAGCAACGGAAGTATTCTCTATGGCTCTTCAGTTGTATCATGACAAAGAGGCCGCTGCCGCATCACTGATGAATGGTGACGGATTGCTGGAACTGTTATTAGGTGTGGCAAAGGAGCTAAATAATGCAGATTAAAATCGCAGCGCCATTAGGCGGAGATGCCATTATCGAATTTGATGATAATGAAGAAGTTTCCGGGCGTTTAAGCATTATCTCCGGTGACATTACCGAGGACATGATCGCTGAAGCCATAGCTGGGGCAAATCCCAATAGCTATATGGGATTCGTTAACACCCTTGATGCTCCCGCAAGTGATGTTCTCCGAACGCTGCATCTTTACGCTGGCTGGTTTGTTGATTGGCCAGCAGTAGATGGTGGCGATGAGGATGATGATGACGATGAAGAGGGTTTTAGTGATGAAACAGTCAACCAACTCTTGTATTGACAGGAATTGGCATAGAATTGATTGTTCAAATTTCATCCATCACATAGACGACTTCATGTTATTTGCCTGATAATTATGGCCTTAATAACCCATGTATATCTTTTGGGTTATATTCTTATCTTTAACAAGGTTATAAGAGCGACAATGATAAATTTATCACTATCGCTCTTATAACTCTTTGTTAGCTATAGCTTTAAACAAATTTAGTTTTGAGGCAATGCAACAAAAGTCAGCTCTTGATCTTTGATTAATGCTTTTGTTTGTTTGGATGTAATTCCCACTTTAGTTTTTACATCATTGTGGAGCTTCTTATACGCTTTTATTTCATCTGCTGTATATCGGAAGCCATTTGCACTGTTACTGGACAGTTGAAGTGCGATTACGTCATCACTGACACCCGCATCGCTTAGCTATGCGGGTAATAGTGTGGCCTGCGCGAGTGTTTGTGGTGGATATTTTGTCTAAGAAATTGTTCAGTTTTGCCATTGTTTACAACCTCTTACTTGAGTTTATTGCAAGTAGAATTGCTACTATTCTTTTGCCTCAACGAATCACAATGTACTGGAATAAGAAACTATGAGCAATACTTACGCTTTGCGAATACAGAAGATGAATAATCAACTTATTACTAAAATGTTAATAATATTATTCTGTTACATAGTGTTCGCTATAACAATCGGGAGTTGAATGCTAATTCAATAAATAAAGAACCCGCCAATTGGCGGGTTCTTTTTAATCACTTTCCACTTCTTCCGTGGTGTTTTCTTGCAGTTCTGTTAATGCAGCACGACACAGGTTCCGGGCCTTGGCTATAGCCACACTTTTTACCTCATCCGTCATTGTGCAGGTAATGTACTGATCGAGTTCTTCAGCTCGGATGATGCTTTTCCCAATCATAAACTCTATTTGCCAGAGCAGATCGGCATCCATCGTCAGTATTTCAGCCTGGCCTTCTGGGCCTGCGGGGAAGCAAACATAAGACTGTTTTCCCAGGCCGATAACTCGACAACTTGCTTCAAGAATTGCGCGCTTGAGGTCTGACTTTGTAACGGAAACAGGTTGGTTTTCACCAGTGATTACGCCGTTGACATGGAAGTGGAAGGGCATGTAGCTTGAAATTCGCTCTACTTTCCATACGCCAGCAAGCGATCCTTCATGCAGCACAATGGGGGTAACCGCGAGTTTCATCTCACCATATAACTGCTGGCAGATAGCTGGATTGCTGAATACATCCAAAGGCTCACATTCAAACAGCGGCGCAATCTGCATGAGGTCCATCATGGTCATCCCTGGGGTCCGAGCAGTAATGAATTTGCGCATGCCAGTATCCATTGTGCGCCAGATAGCCATACCATGCTTTTTGCTCACTTCTTCAGTAAAACCAAGGTGGCACATGATGGTCTTTTCGATAGCCAGATCAGAGATAGAAACCTTTTCGCCTGGCACTCCATCATTATTGATGGTCACTTCGACACTCTGGCCATTACGTAGGCGGTATTGAATGGTTTTAGTATTTTGTGCTGTCATAGTCTTTTCTCTGCTTAAAAACTGATGTATTGCGCCTTCAGGTTGGTTAGGAATGTTTTCCCACCAGCGAAAGCAATATCTCGGGGTGTTCTATTCGTTGTAGAGTAGGCCTCTGGTTTGAAGTCATCTCCCCAGCAGCCCCTCGTCAAACCGT